GTCATAGTACGTAACTGCGCGCCAATATAGTCGCGTAGAATACCGGTCGGTTGACCTTTCGCGTCGCGAGAATTCGCAAGATGATTCAACATCGATAGTACGACAAGATCAACTTTCGCTGTATCTGCCGCGCCCTCGAATCGTATCTTACGCTCGTGCGCTTCCGGTTTCGCGAGTATTTCAATTTTAGAATTTAACTCGCTTTGCGCCTTAAGTAGCTCAGCTACCTTAGCGTCTTTTAGATCGAGTTTATTAAGCTCGACTTGGATTTCTTGTGCCGATCTTACGGCTTCATTTAAGTCCATTGTTACCTCTTTTTGTTTATTTATTAAAATGACGTTACTATGTCAACGGTGCTAAGTTCGTCTTAGTCTATACGTTGAGCGTTGGAGTACGCGCCTTACGTCGCCTAGTTCGTCTAGGACGTACGTAAAACGCGACTCTTAACGTTCTCTAATGTCGCTATTAGAGACTTAAAGCGTTCGTCTTCTGAATGCCATATATTGTGTTTTGCTCCGAACTCTCGTATGAAGTCGCGCCATACTTTCTCGTTATTCTCATATTTAAGAGCGTCGATAAAGAAGTTCGCGGCGAGTGCTACGTCTTCCGTACCCGTTGCCATAAGCGTTATCGCGTGTCTTGCTAACTCGTCTAGCATCGCTAACTCGGTGTCGCCGATAGTTCTCGGCTTGTATATCTCGCTTGTAAGGTTACGCATACGCTTCGCGATCGCGTGCCAATCCTCGTCGATGGAAGCGTCGCTCTCCCAGGGCGCGACTTTATCAAAGTCGTGATAATGCTTCTCAATATGCGCTTTAACGCCCGCAACGTCGGAGTCTGGAATATCGATCCCGCCACGACCACCCATTAAGACCGCGCCAGCCGTAGCGACGGCTCGCCAGACGCAAGCGTGTTCGCCGTCAGCTTTATGATGTGGTAACTTATAGCTACTCTTTACATTCGGATATTCAGCGTCATACCAAGCGCACATAATCTTTAGGTCTTCGACGCTCACGCCCGCTACTTCTCTTGCCGCGTTCCAGTCTTCGCCCTCATCAGCGAGCGGTGTCTTCTTATAAGAGATAGCGCCACGAAGTTCAATAGGTAGTTCAATACTTCTCGGAAGTGAAAGCGTCGCCGTTAGCGCGTTAGCGTCGGCAGGTATTACGACGCCGGATAGTTCAAGTTCTTCCCAATCGGTAACGCGTCTTATACGTTTACCCTCGAAGTCTTCGTTCTTATAATCAAAGATAATAAAACCGATTGACCAAGCATTTAAGAAGCCAAGCTTATAAAGCGTCTTTATCTTTTGCGCTTCTTCCGTTGGCGAGAACTCGATACGATGGCGTAAATCGTCTCCGACGATATGCTCGATAGTACGAGCTATCGGTAAGCCGTCCCAGTCGTGCGACCAAAGTACGACGGGATTCTTAAGATAGTTCTCGTAACGACCGCCTCGTACATCGACAATTTCGTCTAAGCGATTAATTAATCCGCTAGACGCTATAACGTCGAGAATGTTCTCGTCGCTATCGCTGAATTGGTATTTTGTCGAGTATAGATAGCGGTCTGGATTTCTCGACGGTCTCGTAGCTTTCTCGGTAAAGATATTGTCCATTTAATTACTCCCTATTCTTTAATAACCGGACTTACATAACAAAGACAATTCGGATGCGCGGGCGGCTCGCTATCGCCAGACGGAAAGTTATCTTCTAAATCGACTTCTTTAGCATCGCTATTTATCGCGCACTCGTCGCAACAATCGCGACCGCCTTGCCAGCGTTTCGCTTTAACGACTCCACTTAGCTTATAACCCTCGATATTACCCTTGTTATAAGCTCGCTGAGTCTCGGTACGTGCTATCATCTCCGCTCTTGCTTCGCTGAATATCGGATTCTCAAGAATCTTAGCGCGTATATCGTTTACTGATTCACCGGCTTTAAGGCTCGTATCAATAAGACGCTCAAGCGTTCGTCTCGTTTCTTCGGTTATCGACTGCGGATAGCGCTTACTCTCGCCAAGAAGTTCGAGCACGTATCGATTAGCCCATTCTTCTGCGCGTTTATTGGCTAACTCAAAGCTAATAGTAACTTTCGTTTGCGCGGTAGTATCGTTAATTGCTCGTCTGTAAACGCCTTGCGCTTGCTTCGCATACGATACGCCAAGCGTCTTATACCATCTTGACCAGTCATAGCTATTTAGCGCTCTTAGATTATCCGTATAAGCTTCTGCAATAACGTTCTTCTCGCTCTCAAAGAAGTCGAAGAATAAATGCGTCTGTTCGTTAATATCGAGCGCTCTTAGACTAAGCGATTGCGTCTTCGTCGTCTCGCTCGGCGGCGTAATGTTCTTCGCATCGCTAGAACTACCGACTGGGAATAGATTCATCGGCATATACCAGACGCTACCCCAAGCGACGGGTGGCTTACCGAGTTCTTCTCGTACTTCGTTGATTGTCTTAATACCCTTATCGACGTAAAGCCCGTGTCGCGTCGCGGTCGTATTAGCGTCTTCTCGTAAAGCTTCGACGACTGTTATATCGTACGCAACGTATATACCTGCTTCTTTATAAAGCGGAACAAGTCCTTCGTTAAAGATTTCTTCGAAGTATAGTAACTCTGGTATTATCGTCTCGCGCCAGAATGACGCTTCCGCTTCGCTTATATTACGATAAACCGCCTTTTCTTCTCCGACGAGCGGAGACGGAACGCCGAAGATTCGAGCTATATCGTCGAGAGCGAACTTCATACCCGCGAGCCATTCTGCATCTTTAGGCGTAACCGTTAGCGGTTTCGGGTCAACGGCTCCGAGTACCATCGTTTTATGTTGTTTCGTCGCGCCCGCGAGCGAAGCATTCCAGCGATCGAGTATCTCTTTTGCTTGCGTCGCCGTGACCGGCTCTTTAGTTACTAAGCCAATAGCGGGCATAGCGTAGTTATGGAAGAAGTAACGATTCGACGTAATAGCGTCGATACCAAACTCGGCGGTTAAGCGTGCCGCGTTAAGCGGAGTTAAACCCCAGGTCTGATTAAACGGGTCGTCGTACTTAAAATGTAATATCTCGTCGATATTCCAGTTCGATACCTCGCCACCGACGTTATACTCATAGTGGTCAATAAAGTTCTTCTTACTTGGCACGACCGTAATACCATCAGGACGCATCCACCAAGCCTCGTACGGTTTACCGAGCTTATCGCGTTCGATTCCGACTAGCGCGTTACCCCAAGTACAAAGCGCTAACTCGACACGGCGTTGAAGCGTTGAGCGAGTATGAAACGGAGTCGGTTTATTTAATAACTTCTGTAACGGGTGTTCTAATTGCGGAGACGACTCCCCTCGCTTAAAGACGTAAAGCGGAGGTCGCGCGACCGCATCCATTCTACGACGAATACAGGCGTAAACGAAGCTACTATTCTTATAGAAGTTCTCTTGAGACGCGCCGAGTATCGTCTTACTTTCTTGTCCGATACTCGCGTCTTCATATAATGCATTCTGAACGTTAAAGATCGCCGGAGAAGCGCGAAACGCTCTAAGAGCTAACTTAATTCTATCGACTAAAGTCATATCGTTACCTCGCTAAGAGTAAATCATTGGAGAGTATTGCGCTAAATGGAATGCACGTAAAAGCGCCATTCCGACAGCGACGATACAATCGTTCTTCGACTTTGCGGTGTGTTCTAACTTCCAACCTCGCGGAGTCTGTCTTACGATAGAAGCTTTAAGCTCGGTAAAGAACTCGTTAGCTTCCGCGTAGCTTTGAAGCGTTCCTGTACGTATCGCGTTAAAGAGCGCTTGCGACAAGCGCGTCATTTCTGTAGCAAAGTTAAACTCGTATACCGGATATAATCCGCGCGTTCGCTGTATCGTATGTTCTAACTGCCACGGGTCAACGACGATCTCGCGAATATGAAACTTATCAGCCATTTCGAGCATATACGCTTCAACCGCGTCAATCGGAACGTGTTCGTCCGTACTCCCTTGCCATAGTCTAAGATTATCTAAATAAGCTCGCTTATCTTCCATATCGAAATGAACTACCGCAACCGCCGTTCTATCGTTCGAGAGTCCTAAGTCGGTAGCTAGTACGTACTTATACCCTTTATCGAGCATCGGAACTTGTTGATACTTCCAGAGATTATTCGTAATTCTCTCTATGTCTTGCTGGGTAATAAACTGTCCGACGTCAGCGACCCAGCGATTCTCGTGAAGACGCATATACGTAGCGTTCGGAAGTCTCGCTCTTTGTGACGCGAGATATTGTTTACTAACCCACGACGCTTGATTCTCGTGCGACCAGTAGAAGAACATACGAGGGTCGTTATAACCGCGTTTAATATAAATCTCTTTACTCGGAACTTCGAGAAGCGTTGGTCCCGCCATTCCGTCTTGATATAAGTCCCAAAGTAAACCGTTCTGCTCGTAACCAGCGTACGTTACGATAACGGTTAGCGGATTAAGTCTTGTCGGAACAGTCGTTAATTCGTCGAAGAACTCGCGACCGGAGAACGCCCAAAGCTCGTCGAATAGCGTACAATTCGGATTAAGTCCTGCGACGGTATCGTAGTTATGCGCGACCGCGAAACACTTTGAGCCTTGAGTCGTTTCGATATTAGACTTATAGAGTTTACAGAGTCGTTGTAAGTCTCGATTCTGTTTAATCGATTGACGAATACGATTATAGATAATCATTGCCGCTTGATCTTTATCGTTCGCGGCAACGACGACTTCGCCCATCGGCTCGTCGCAGATAAGAAAGTACATACCGACGCCTGCGCCGAAAGCGCTCTTGCCGTTCTTCTTTGGCATACCGATCAGCGCTATATCGTACTTACGTTGACCGTTCTCGTCTAAGTCGTAGAATAAAGGCTTTATTATCTGGTTTATCTGCCAGTCTTCGAGTACAATCGGATGCGTCCCTTTCTTATCTTGTACGTAATACTGTTCTTCGAGAAAAGCGATTATATCACCGGACGCGTAGCGCTCAATCTGTTTCTGAGTTATCATCTTTATCCTGTTTCGCTTGTTTCTTCTTCTCGTCTTGAATACGCTCTAAGGTATCTTGACTACGAGCTAACTCTAAGCCTAGTCGCAACCGCGACTCGGTCGTCAATCCTAGCGCGCTACAAAGACGTGTCGCTGAGTTAAGCGCTTGCCAGTAGACTTTAAGAAGCGGTTGAATACCTGGCTGTCCTTGAGCGTCGGTAATAAATAAGCCGTGATCGAAAAGATACTCGTCGAATAACTGAAGCTTCGCGAGATTACGCGCGAGTAATTCGATTGCGATTCTATCCGTATTCGCGATAACCGTTCTCGCACCGCTTATTAAGTCGTGAATTTCTTGCGTCTTCTGCTCGGTAAGCGCGTCGAGTCTGCCAGCGACATACGCGCCGTGAGTTGCAGGTCGTCCTCGTTTCTCGATCTTGTTATTATCGTTTTCGGTCATTAGACTTCCTCCTCGAACTCTAACGAGCCAATTATCTCGTCAACGGCTTCAAAGAGTATTTCTTTAGATTGATTTGAGTCGAGAATATAATCGAATCCGTCATAGTCGTCTAACGCGATCTCGCTCATATGCTCAAGCGCTTCTTGCGGTAAGTCGCCGTACGTCTTCTTAATACGCTCTCGCTGTACGTCTTCACTTACTTCGAGTCGTATCGTCTTAAAGTTAGCGTTCTTTAGCGTTACGATCTCGTTAAGATAGCGTACGTCGGAGACGATTACGTTCTTAGTCTTCGGAAGCTTATTAAAGAGATATTTAATCCAGACGTATGAGTCAACTTGACGCATCTTTTCGCCAACGAGCTGTAAGAGTTTTCGATTCTTCGTTTCGACGCCGAATAAGTCTTTAACAATCTCTTTAAGCTTCGCGGCAAAGCAGTATTCGTCGAAGCCGTACTTCTCGATAAGATACTTCGTAAGCGTCGACTTCCCGCTACACATCTTACCGGAGATAGCAATCCGTACTACTTTAGACTTCATTTGTCTGCTCCATTCTAGTTATTCGTGTTCGACCAGCGCTCAAGTCGATAATATAGTCAGGCTTAAGCGAGTTAAGATAACTTTCGGGATTAGCGCAAGCGGCAATAAATGTAATTCCTGTACTTCGACAATGGCGCTGAACGCTAGATGCGACAACGTTCGCCGTTATAATATCGAGCGTTGAACCGAACTCGTCGGCAATCCAGATATTCGCGTCACTATCGATAAGCTTCGCGATACAAGCGCGATACTTCTGTCCAGTCGATAGTGTCTTATACGGTTTCATATAGAGCTTAGCTTCGCCGAGTCCGACTTTATTAAGCGTATAAAACGCTTCTTCGATCGTCTCTCCGACTAAGTCGATTAGTGGCTCGTCGCTCTTTATTTCTTCGAGCGTCGCGACCTTAGCGTCTTTAGGAAATATAATCCACCCTCGCGTAAGTTGAAGTCTATTCTGTATCGCTCTAAGGACGATTGACTTACCGCTTCCGCTTATACCAGTTAAGAGAACGATCTCACCGGGCTTTATTTCGAGAGTAAAGTCTTTTAAGACGGTCTGCTTCCAACCGCGAGGCGATACGCCGAACGCCTCTTGAACTGCGAGAGTACGTTCAGTCGCTTTTGCGCTTTCTTCGAACGTAACCTCGACGCTCTTAAAGATAATTGGTGTACATATACTATGATGTCGCGATCGATAGCCGATCGGAGATGGTTTAGCAAGACTCTTTACGACTTTATTCGCTTCGTCATTAAGCCCGACTGCATAAAACGGCTTCGGCGAGTGTAGAAGCTTCTGTATATC